AGTTGAAGTAAAGGTCATGAAAGAAATGTTTGAAGCATCAGTAGATGGTGAAGCGTATGACATGGATCGTTTTGGTCAATATTTCCGTCCAGCGGGAATGGCGGCAAGAACAGGTGATCCACAAAATAGAGCGGGTACTCCTGCTCCAGCAACACCACCAGCGGCACCAGCGGCACAAGCAACTCCAGCACCAGAAGCGGCACCTGCTCCAGTAGCAGAAACTGCTCCGGCAACTGAAGCGGCACCGTCAGGTAAGGCTGAAGACATTTTGTCAATGATTAGAGCACGTCAATCATAAAATAAACAAGATTCGTAGGGGAGAAATCCCCTACTAGCTTTTAACAAGGAGAAACTATGGCTAAATCATTTGATGTTAGTAAGTTCCGTAAGGACCTAACAAAAAGTATAACAGGTATGAGTAGTGGCTTTAACGATCCTACAGATTGGATCAGTACAGGCTCATATGCACTAAACTATCTTATTAGTGGTGACTTCCACAAAGGTGTTCCATTAGGTAAGGTAACAGTGTTTGCAGGAGAATCAGGCGCAGGTAAAAGTTATTTCTGTGCAGGTAACATTGTAAAACACGCACAAGATCAAGGTATCTTTGTAGTATTAATTGACTCAGAGAATGCACTTGACGAATCATGGCTACAAGCATTAGACGTTGATACAGGAGAAGATAAACTTCTTAAACTAAACATGTCAATGATTGATGATGTAGCAAAAACTGTAAGTACATTTATGGCAGACTATAAAGCAATGAACGACGAAGATCGTCCGAAAGTATTGTTTGTAGTTGACTCATTAGGTATGTTACTAACTCCAACAGATGTTGATCAGTTTAACAAAGGTGATATGAAAGGTGATATGGGTCGTAAGCCTAAAGCACTAACATCACTTGTACGTAATACTGTTAACATGATTGGTAGTTATAACGTAGGACTAGTATGTACTAACCACACATATGCATCACAAGATATGTTTGATCCAGATGACAAGATCAGTGGTGGACAAGGCTTTATCTATGCATCAAGTATTGTTGTTGCAATGAAAAAGTTAAAACTAAAAGAAGATGAAGCTGGTAATAAGATCAGTGAAGTACGCGGTATTAGAGCAGGTTGTAAAGTAATGAAAACTCGTTATGCAAAACCGTTTGAAGGCGTACAAGTAAAGATTCCATACGAAACAGGTATGAATCCTTATAGTGGTCTTATTGAACTTTTCGAAAAGAAAGGCTTGTTAGAAAAACAAGGTAACAGACTCAAGTATATCGATCTTAAAGGTGAAGAGCATCTTGATTATCGTAAGGCGTGGATGGATCCTGACAAGATGAATATGATTATGTCAGAATACAACGAGAAACTTGCGCCTATGGTAAATACCCAAGATGAAGAGCCGGTAGAAGAGGCAACTGAAGTCGAACTAATCGAGGAGTAGAAAATTATGGATAGCAGTTTAGTTGTGGATATGTGGAATACGTTTAAAGATAGCATAGATAAAAAGACTATCGATACTGTCGCAGAAACTTATGTAGATACATGTGCTGATTATGGAGCAGATGATCAAACATTTAGAGATGCACTAGGCAGTTGTGATATTCTAGATCAAGCAATTAATTATTATTTAGATCTTGACGAAGAAGATGTAGATGATGAAGACGATTGGGAAGATTAAATGGGATATTACTCTGAAGTTGCTAGAGACATAAACAAAATACCCACAGCGATAAAGTTTTTTGAAGATGAACTTATTGATGCCCGAAGTGAAGTAAAACTAAAAGGTAACGTTGAACGTGCCGCGGCAGAAATGCCCGGCATTGTTGAACATAGATTTAATCAACTCCAAGAAATTGAAGCTATCTTAAATTACCTAAATATTGAGCTACGCAGGTTGCGTAGTTCATTTTTTAAAAAATATCTTGAAAATTATCAACGTGCTTTGTCTAGTAGAGATGTTGAAAAGTATGTTGACGGTGAAGCAGACGTTGTTGACTACGAAAAGATCATTAATGAGTTTGCATTACTTCGTAACAAATGGTTAGGCTTATTAAAAGGTCTTGATCAAAAACAATGGCAGATTACTAACGTTGTTAAACTAAGAGTTGCGGGTATGGAAGATGCAAGCGTATAAATTTCAAATACCATCTAGATCAAAACAATTACGCGGACAGTTATTTGGTAATTTATACAGTAATTACGATACTATTACTATTGAACGTCCAGAAGAAATCCAACTAGATAGATATCTAGCATTTAGTCATCCGTTTGATGATTGGGTGTTTGATACAATTTCAAGAGATAAACGCATAAATTTTTTTCATTTAGATAATGGATATATAGGCAATCACAAACACAAAACGCCAGAGTATTATAGAGTTAGTTACAATTCATTACAGAATACAAAAGTACGTAAGCCAGTAGGTGATAGTAGAATACAACACCTTGAAATTGACAACAGGGTTTGGCAAGATTGGAATGACACTGGCGAATACAACCTTTTAGTAATGCCTAACAATAGTAATATCTTTAAATACTTAGGACAAGATTATGATACGTGGCGTAGAGACACTGTGCGACATTATGATAGTCTTCCAGAAAAATTAATTATAAGAGAAAAAGAAGGAAAACGTAGACAACGCTTTGAATCTATTTTGCCGCTTATGACAAATGCAAAGAAAGTTATTACGTATCATAGTATGGCAGTTGTAGAAGCGTTGTGTTTAGGAAAAAGAATTGAAGTATTAGGACAAAGTGCAGTTCAGCATTGGCAAGGACAGTTTGGATTTGATAGAAATGAAATGCTAGAACATATTGCTCACAGTCAATTTAAAAGAGATGAATTTGCTAGTGGACTAGCTTGGGATATAACATTTAAGTATCAGGTAGAAAATAATGTATAATGAAATAGACGGTTGGCGTTCTATAAAGAATGATATTTGTTTAAAAAGTGCAAAGAAACAAGGCGCTGGAGATATTAACAATTACCAAAATATAGAATTAATGACAGCAATGAGTTATTGTGCTAAATGGCGAGTAGCAGTTGATGTAGGAGCTCATGTAGGTATAACAGCATATCAATTAGCTAGAAGTTTTGAGCATGTACATGCATTTGAAATTAATCCAAAAATTTATGAATGTATGGTTCATAATTTAAAAGATAGATGTAATAATGTAACAGCATATCCTGTAGGTTTAGGTGCTAGAGAAGAATCTGTATCCATAAAAACTACTAATAAAAGTTTTAGTACACATGTAAATCCTAGCCAACGAGAAGGCAATATTCCTGTTATGCCTTTAGACTTTTATAATTTAGAAAACGTAGATTTTATTAAAATAGATGCAGAAGGATATGAACCTTTTGTTGCACAAGGCGGTTATAAAACTATTGAACGTTGCAAGCCGATAATTTTATATGAATGTAAAGATCATCCTCAACGTTACGGATTTCATGCAGACAGTATTAGAAATATACTTACACCACTTGGCTATAGAATGATTAGAAAAATAGGTAGAGGCGAAAAGAATGCCATTATTGGATATAGACCAGGACTAGCAAGAGATGTTTAAACTTCCTGAAATACAAGGATATATGTGTCCTAGAGACGAACCGCATATAATATATTTTAGTTGCGACTATAATTATTTTGATCGACATGGATTTGCTCTACAGCAAAGTATTAGTAGAACAGTAGGTTGGGTACATATACATTGTCATATTATTAACGAAGGTAATATTGATCATAATGTATTAAAAAATATTAGTAATCTTTATAAATTTACATATACTTGGGAAGATACTAACGAACAGTTTTACAAAGACTTGCCTAAAAATAAAAGCATGATGGGCGAAGGAATGCAAATTTTTAAAACTGCTGATCTAGATTATATAGCAAGACGCACATACCTAGCAAGTGTAAGATTTATACGTATGGCTGAAATATTTACAAATCATAAACAAAGAATACTACAAATTGATTGCGATAGTATATTGCGTAACGGTTTCCATTTGATTGAATTTGAAAAAGTTACAACAAACATAGGTGTTATGCCTAAACCAAAAGAACAACATATTTTTATTGCAAGTGCCTTAAGTCCTGGCACAGGAGATAAAGGAATAGCTTGGAGAAATTTATTTGCAAGACGATTAACTACTGCTTTCGAAAAAGGTTGCTATTGGTTTGTAGATCAAGTAGTGCTTAGGCATGTAATGAAAGAATGGGCTGATTCAGGAAACACATACGATCATATAGGTTACAATTGGAACAGTTGGGGCATAAAAGCTAATAATATTTTTAGTACAGGCAAAGGTAACAAAAAAGAAGGATTAAAATTTAAACAAGCTCAACTACGTTGGTTACCAGAACATTGGTATAATATAGTAATAAAAGAAATACAAGAAGTAAAGAATAAATGAAGGGTTATGTAATATATCTTCCAAGCTATCCTAATAGCGTAAGTATGGCTAGTCGTGCGATAGAAACAGGAAATAAACATGGCTGGGATTTAGATTTATATGAAGGTGTTAACGGTATGAAACAAGGCCTTACTGATTTTAATCTAAAAGTATTCCAACATAAGAAAGCACAACGATTACTTGCTAGGCCAGGCACTCAAGGATGTTTTTTAAGTCAGTACTTACTGTGGCAAAAATGCCACACAACAAATAAGCCAATATGTATATTTGAACATGACGTTGTTTTTAAAAGGCCAATGGGCGAATACGAAGAATGTGATGTATACAAGTTTGAAGGATTTAAAAAAGCAAAACCTATACCTCCTGGGAATTGGTATGAAGGTGCTAGAGCATATCGCATTACACCAGAAGGTGCAAAGAAAATTTTAGATTGGGTACATGCTAATGGAGCAATGCCTGCAGATTGGATGCTGTGTGATGGAATCGTTGATATGCGGTTCGATAAGTACAGTAAAGTTACATACAAAACTAACGTAAGTTTTACAAAGGATTTATCATGAAGAGAATGGTTTATCAGGTAGCAGTTGGCGCACAAAGCAAACTGTACGAACATTGTATACAAAGTGTTGCTAATTATTGTAACAAATACAATATGAAACATATTGTTCAACGTGAACCTATACTTAAGATTAGACCAGACATGGCTGTTACAGGACGTAGTAAAGAAGCAGTTGAACGTCTTGGTTACATGCCTATATACGAAAAAGAAAATGCGTTTACTCACTTACACGAGTATGAACAAATTGCAATTATAGATAGCGACATCTATATAAGACCAGATGCACCAAACATTTTTTGGGATCTTACAAAAGAGTATGCGTTTGGTGCTGTAGCAGAACGTGAACTACCTTGTGCTAAAAAATACAAAAGCAAAATTAGAAAATATTCAAAAGCCGCATTTGAAAACTTAACCGATGTAGATTGGAAGTGGGATCATAGAGGTGCTGAGTTTTACAATATGGGAATGATGGTTATTAATTGCCAAAAGTTTTTACCATACCTAAAAGGACAAACAGCAGAACAATTTATACGCAGACCAGAATTCAAAGACTTTGTAGATGGTATAGGATATCGTAAATGGTCAACTGATCAAATGCTTCTAAACTATTGGGTCAAGAAAGAAAATATTCCTACACTCAATATGGACTGGAGATGGAATGGATTATTCAAAGGCATAGAAGATGCACAAATACCCAAAGCATATTTTATACATTTTTTCTTAAAAGATTTATTACCACAAAAAGGTGAGAATGTTACAGACTTGATGCAGGTGATAAATTGAAACATTTAGTAATGAGAGCTTACAGCACTGTAAAGAAAAACTTTCACTATGGTGCGCCTGGATTAGGAGATAGGATACACAGTGTATTACTGTCATACAACTACGGACTTATGGAAAAGAGTCCTGTAACTTTGCATCTTACAAAGTATCAATGGAATAGACATAAGCCTGAAAGTTGGCCAGAGATAGTAAGTTTATTCCCTAAAGGCAGTGTTGCAATTATGCCACACCTTGATTGCGAACCGAAAGATAATGCAGATTTTGTAGACTATGTAAGACGCACATATAACGGACATGCACAAATATATGCTGACTATCCTCAACGGTTTGAACCCAAAGAAGGTGTTGATCTCACACCTTATCTAAGACACTTCCCGCAATTTGATGCAGAGCCACAAGATATAAAACTACCTAAAAAATTTATTACTGTGCAGTTTGATAGCACATCTAAGAAACGTATGATTAAACCTAAACAGCGACAAGCAATACTTGACAAGTATAAAGACTATGAAATAGTAGTTGTAGGTGGCGAATCAAAAAATATAAAACTTAGAGATAGTTTAAAACATATTGCATACGCAATGTCAAAAGCAACTTATCATGTTGGCGTTGATAGTGGATTTATGCATATGTCACAAGTTTATTTTGCTCCAGAGAACATTCACATATATACTTTGAGTCCTAAAGACCGCTGGAGTCATCACATGCATAGGGCTAAAGATAACGGGATTAAAATTAATGATGGTATCAATTGAAGTATCTGTCGGTGAACTGTTTGATAAAATTACAATACTTAAAATTAAACAAAAGAAACTTACAGACCAAGAACAAATTAAAAATGTAAATAAAGAACTTGCATATTTAGAAAGCAAAGCATTTAACAATGATATAGAAGTTAATGCTTTAGTTGAAGAATTACAAGCAATTAATGAACAACTTTGGGACATAGAAAACAGCAAACGTGAATGTGAAGCTGATAAAATCTTTGGTGCAAAATTTGTTAAATTAGCAAGAGATGTTTATATAAAGAATGACAATCGTGCAAAAATTAAAAAGATGATTAACATTATTACAAAGTCAGATGTAGTAGAAGAAAAGGATTATACAAAATACTAATGCAAAAACTTTTTATACATATTCCAAAAAATGCAGGCATGACTATACGTGGTAGCGAAGTGTTTAAGGATAAAATACTTCCTGTCCAACGTAAATGGATTGAAAACTTTAAAGATTTTAACAACACTATGAAAGAATATGGTGAACGTGATGTAAAAGGAGTTGAACATGCACGTTGGAGAGATGTAAGTAGAAATATAACAGATCAATATAAAGCATTTGCTGTAGTGCGTAATCCATGGAGTAAAGTTGTTAGTCGTTATCTATTTGCAAAAGAAGCGGTTCAAAGAGGAAATATAGATTCATCTTATGCTGATACAAGATCACTTGAACACTTTTTAGATGAACGTAACAAATGGTATGATAAAAAATATACATGGTATAGAGCTATACGAGGCTGGCATCCTCAGTTACATCATGTAACTGACTTAGAAGGTAATGTTCGTTGTGATATATTACGTGTAGAGCATCTAAAAGAAGATGTACTTAAATATTTTAACATGGCTGAAATGCCACGTTCACGAAATGTAACAAGCATTAAAGAGGACTATAGAACTTTATACAATAGTAGGACAATACAACTTATAGCAAAATGGTATCAAAAAGATATTGACTATTGGGACTTTGATTTTGATACAGGAGCAAGGAAAAACATATGGGCTGGAAAGACTACAAACTAGTTACATTTGGATGTAGCTTTACATACGGTCATGGACTGTCAGATTGTATTGCGGCTGATGGTAGCAATGGACCTGTATGCAGTGAGCAAGCATGGCCTAGCGTATTAGGTCAACTAACAGGAATGAAAGTTGATAATGTATCAAAGCCTGGATCAAGCAACCTAATGATTACTAAAGAAATAGTTGATTATCCTAAGTATACAAAAAATACAGTAGTTGTTGTTATGTGGTCAAATAATGATAGAGAAACTATTTACACTACCGAAGGCGAACGAAAATTACATATGCTACCAGGATTTTTAGATAATATGCCAAAATCTTTTTGGAAAAATATAAAAAATACTGATGGGTATTTTCCAAACGATGCAGACGCATTCAAAGAACACGTAGGAACATATTACGAAACCTTTCATGAAGACTGGAACGCAACATTAAACCAGATGATTAGAATGAATTTTGTACACGCATTTCTTAAAAACAAAGGTATAAAAAGTTTTCATTTAC